CGCACTGGTAGTGGTAAAGCCAGCTCCGACAGGGGCGAAAGAGCTAACAAATATCGGGAACAAGGATTTTCTTATGAATGGATTGCCAGTCGCTTAGAGATGAGTCCAGGGGCAGTTCAGCAGACAGTTTCAAGATACAGAAAAAAGATGAAAGAAAAGAGGTGGGCAGATGGTAACTTGGGGTCAATTCCTAACTCGAACGTTGGTGACGATTCTGATCGGGATCAACGTCGTTTTCGTGATGAATCACATCCATTCTCCACTGGTAGTGACAAAGAAGGTAGCGATGACTAATGCCACCGCGTATCAAGTCGCTGCCGAATTACTTGATCAAAATTCTTACAAGTGTTTAGTCAAAGTAATCAACATCGAATCTCATGGAAATCCTTACGCCAAATCTCCAACTTCATCGGCTAAAGGTGTCGGTCAACTTTTAGCATCGACTTATCGAAATCTTGGCTTAAGACACAGCAACGATCCAAAAGCGCAGGTCGTCGCGATGCTTGCCTACATCTCAGAGCGCTATGGCAGTGGTGGCGCTTGCGCTGCACTTAAACACGAAAGACAACACAATTTCTTCTAAGGGGGAGAATATGCACGAATTGAATGAAGCTCTCGAGTTGCCGGCATCGGTTGCTGGTTGGCTTGCTGAATATAACCAAATCAAAGCCGAGATCAAGATGCTGACTGAGAAGGCAGACATCGCTCGGGCTCACGTTGAATTGGCTTTAGGCGATAGCACTATGGCCACCGTCAACGGAGTTCCGGTTCTGAAATATGATTATGTCGAGTCAAATCGCCTGGATCAAAAGAAGGTCAAGAATTTCCTCACCGAGGAAGCTCTCGAACAGTGCATGACGGTGCAGGTTGCTAGAGTGTTCAGACCTATAAGTCAGGATGATATGTGAAGAAGTTCAACAGCGTTGCCGAGTTGCAACATTTTATCTGTTCAAGTTTTTGCAATCCGGAAGCTAATGAACATTCAACAGTCGGACATCATAAGTGGAAAGATCATGCCAGTTTTCGACTCAAATTAAAGATTTGGGTTGATGGTTGGTTTTGGGGAATTGTTTACTTTATTAAAGGGGAAAATTAAATGATCGATACCACCGAGCTTGGATTTGAGATCCGCACCAATATCAACGCGGCATCGGCTAACGCACCAAGATCAAAACAACGCTCGATCGGTCCCAGTGAAGTTGGTGGCGACTGCTACCGCAAAATTGGTTATCGCTTGCTTGGTGTTGAATCGACAAATCAACCAGATACCTGGCTGGCAACAATCGGCACAGCAGTGCACGCATGGTTGGCCGACCAGTATTCAAATCTCAATTTAACTTTAGAAAAGCCACGCTATCTGATCGAGCATCGAGTCGAAGTCACCGATGAATTGGGTGGATCTGTGGATCTATTTGACATGGAGCGAGAGCTAGTGATCGACTGGAAAGTCGTTGGTGATTCCTCACTGAAACGATACAAGTCACTTGGAATCGGTCAACAATATCGCACTCAAGCCCATCTCTATGCCTATGGTTTACTTCGCGCCGGATATTCAGTTCGAGATGTTGCGATCGTATTTCTGCCACGCGGTGGATCGTTGCGTTCGATGTATATCTGGACCGAGCCTTTCAATCTTGAAATCGCTGTGGCTGGAATTAAAAAATTAGATTCAGTCAAGCAAGTCGTTCGCACTGGGGGCATTGATAGCTTAAAAGTTTTACAAGCGATTGACAGTTTCTGCCACTACTGTCCCTTTTATCTACCTGGCAGCACAGATGTCCTCACCGGATGCCCTGGTGGGGATCTACCAACCCAACCCAATAAGGAAAGAAGGTAATCATGTCAATCTGGGATGACCCTGGCATGAAAGTCGGTGGCAATTACGCCAAGTTCGAAAATGTTGGAGACACTGTCTCTGGCAAAGTAATTGCAATCGGCGCACACAGGTGGGATGACGGAAGCGTCTCTCCACAAATCACACTTGATTCAGCAGACGGCGAGATCACAGTCACCGCTGGACAAGTTCGACTCAAAGCTGCACTAGCTGAGAAGCGTCCAAATGTTGGCGATTCACTGACTATCACTTTGACACAAATTGAAAAGCGTGCCGGTGGCAAGACTCTGAAGCATTTCGATGTGACAGTTTCTAAAGGCGATGGTTTAACTGCTTCCGCACCGCTATCTTCAGCATCATCTCCTAACGCTGACCTTTCAGATGTTGATCCAGCAGTTTTGGCTGCTTTGAAGAAACAACTGGGAGCTGCACCGTTTTAATTTAACGGTCTAAATTTCAACTCCAGGGGGGTTGATCGCGCCGATCGGATAACTGGGCTTTTCGTATGACCTTTCACCAGTTTTGGGTTCGAGTCCCAACGGCGCACGCAAGAATCAACCGAAAGGAAAGAAATGTTAGTTACAGCAATGGCCATGTTTATCGTGGCAGCAATTCTCTCAACGATCTTAATTGGTGAATTGATAATTTTGCCCAAGAAGAAATTTCTTGGATGACAACCCGAAGCGAGCGCATGGTCGCGAATCGAATGACTGTTGCGTTACTGGCAAATGTGAAGCCGACTGTTGGGATTGTGATTGATGGCAATTTATGAATTTATTTGCAATGAGCATTTAGTAACCACAGAGGTTTCGGCCAAGATCGCAGACTTCCCACTCGTAGCACCGTTATGTCCAAAATGCCAAAGATCTATGGACCGCAAATACACAGCACCAGGAATCGAGTTCAAGGGGGATGGATGGGCCGGCAAGAGTTAGGCGATAAAGATTTCCTTACTGTTTTTCTTTGGTGTTTATCAATCGCAGCTTTAATTATTTGGATTTTAAGTTAAGGGGAAACGTGGTTAAAGTTATTTTGGTTTATATTGCCGCCATCAACTCGATTGGCTACTTATTCGCTTTATATTTATTGGGATCAACAAAGGGGTGGTGGAAGTAATGAAAGAGTTAAAGGTCGGCAAGTATTGGCTTCACTGGGGAAAACTTTCTGGATATGGCCTAGGCATAAAAATCGACAAATATGGCATGGATATTGATCTCGTTAAGTTTTATGTTGGGATCGAAATATGAATTCAGAGAATCAGCAACACCAATCCTCACCAATCTTCACCGCAGCTCTAGCCTTTGCCGCTAATGGATGCTCAGTCGTTCCAGCAGCTGTAAATGGCACCAAAGCACCGATCGGATCATGGAAGAAATATCAGACCGAGCGAGCCAATGGGATGCAGATCCAGCAATGGTTCAAAGATCCTTCACAAACCGGACTTGGCATAATCACAGGTCGCGTCTCTGGAAATTTGGAGATGCTCGAATTCGAAGGTCGCGCCGTTGATATGGGGCTTTTGACTGAAGCTACTGATCTGGCAACAAATTCTGGTCTGCTTGAAATTTGGCAAAAGGTCACAGGTGGTTATGCAGAATTCACACCATCGGGTGGTCTTCACTTTTATTATCGAGTCAGTGATCACGAGATTCCTGGCAATGCCAAAATCGCAAGGCAACCTGGCGAAGATGGTGGCGTCTTAATTGAAACTCGTGGCGAAGGTGGCTTCTCAATCGTCGCGCCATCTAGTGGGATGGTGCATCCTTCAGGAAAGGCGTGGGTCGCGATCGCAGGTTCACCAGGATCAATTCCGACAATAACCTGGGACGAGCGCGAAGCGGTTCACAATGTTTTGAAGGCGTTGGATCGGATGCCAGCGCCAGAGACAGTGCTGGAAGTGATCGCACATCGCGCGGATGCTGGTGGTGGTGTCAGCCCTGGCGATGACTACAGCAACAGAACGAATTGGGATGAGATTCTGATTCCGCGCGGATGGAGCAAAGTCTTCACCGCCGGATCGACTACATATTGGCGACGACCTGGCAAGAGCGTTGGAATTAGCGCCACTACTGGTCGCAATGATGGCGACAACTTATTCGTCTTTTCAACTAGCACCGAATTTGAAGCTGAAAAACCTTATTCAAAGTTTTCGGCATTTACACATCTTGAACATAATGGCGATTACAAAGCAGCAGCTCGTCAACTTCGCGCGAATGGTTATGGCGTTCCATCGATCGTCCAAAATACCGAAAGCCACCGCGTTGAATCGTTAGATCCTAGAGGCGATGGCTATGTTGAAAACAATTCTAGCACACCACCTAAATTCTTAACCAATGATGAAATCCTTCTAAATGAAGAAATCGCCAAAGGTCGCGCTCGCCGGAGAGCGAAGGAATTACTCGACGATGAAGATGCGACAAAACGTTACGACCCATTCATTTACGTCGAAACACTAGCTGAAGAATTAGAGCTTCCAGTTGAAGAAGTTGACTGGACTATCGAAGGCCTAATCCCTACCGGAGCAAATGTCACTTTGACCGCGCAATACAAAGCCGGCAAAACTACGATGATCAACAATCTTGCCAAAGCCCTAGTCGATGGCACAAGATTCCTTAACTATTTTAAGCCAGCAAATCACCCTGGTCGCGTCGTAATCTTTAACTATGAAGTCAGCGAAAACCAATATCGCCGATGGATGAAAGATGTTGCCATCGAGCACACCGAAAGCGTCACCTTATTTCACCTTCGTGGAAAGAGCGTGCCACTTCGAAGCGATTATGTCCGAGAGCAAATTATCGACATTTTAGGTCAGATGAATGTCCACACCTGGATCCTAGATCCATTCGCGAGAGCTTTCACCGGTAGTGGCGATGAGAACTCAAACTCAGACGTGGGCGTTTTCCTCGATATGCTCGACATCATCAAGGAGCGTGCTGGCATCAAGAATCTGATACTCCCCGTCCACACCGGCAGAGCCCAAGAATTCGGCGTTGATCGCGCCAGAGGCGCCACCAGAATCGATGACTGGGCCGATGTTCGCTGGCTGCTAAAGAAGACCGACGATGGTCGGTTCTTCTCCGCAGACGGCCGCGATGTTCTGCTCGAGGAGCAGTTGGTGAAATTTGACGAATCCACCAGAGGGCTCACGTTGGGCGGTGGCGATGCTAGAAGCGTAAAAAAGGATAATGCCACAGATCGCTGGATCGAAGCCGTTACAGCCAATCCTGGCAAGAATACGAGCGAAATCTCAGCCATCATCGGCAAAGATTCTGACAACAACACCTACCGCGCTGCTAGAAAACAAGCTTTGCGGGAGAACAAAGTCAAGACTGTCAGAGTCGGTCCGAGCGAATTGTGGTATCCAATCGACTACTTAGTGCCCTTCAATTTAGATATTGAAACCGCTTAGCCTGTGGATAACTTTCTCAGAAAACTATCAGAAAAAACCTATCCGGTGGCACCACCGCTTAGCGGTGGTCGAAATCACCGCTTATCGGTGGCGGCTATATAGAGCCGCCGATAACGGATAGCAAAAACAGCCAATGAAAAAATCACCGCCTATGCTCTGGGAAGTTCCTCGCTATAAGTTATCCACAGATGCCCATCCAGACCTTTGCAATCGATGCCATGCCGCAATTTGGAAATTGATCTGTCAAACTGGCTTCACTGTGAAACTTGATACAAACCGACTCAATGTTTCCGAGCAGATCGAAACCTATCTCCAAAAGGTGCCGATGTATGAAATCCGAAAGACCGCCGAATCCTTCATGGCAAGTCTTTGGATAAAACAGCGGATCTTGGCATCTCGCCATCAAAACATAATTTTGGCAGGTCATCGCTGTGGAGCGATTTTGCCGATTCCGACAAGCTGGCCGGACTATTGGCCAAAACCAGAGATTGCTCAAACCGATGGGATACCGTTCTAACATGAATTGCCCTAACTGCCACAAAGCTTTCGAATTCGAAGGCCTATGCCAACGCTGTCATAGTGCTTTGCATACCCAGTTGGATGACATTCTGGAATTCTGGCGTGCAGCGCATGGTGAATTGCTTCCTGGCAATGGTGGTGCTGGTTCCAGCAGTGGCGAGCGCACAATCGGCGTCAATGTCCAAGCCCTCAGCTTTATCGCTGGCGATGACATTTTGGGGATGTTGCACGAGTGGGAGAAGCTGATTCGGTCTGAGCGAAAATTGACACCGCCGGCGATGTTGCGGAAGTTGGCGCTGGAAGATGAAATCGATCAAGCTGTGAAATTTGCTCAAGTCCAACTGACTTGGTCCGGCACTCAACCTTGGTTCGAAGATTATGCAAAGGAAATCAAAGAGCTTCACAAAACCGGATCCAATGCAGCTCGAGTTTACGTCGAGAAGGTAAAGCGGATTGCCTGTCCAGCAGATACAGAGCAAGGTCTTCCCTGCGGTCAAATTCTAAAAGTCCGAGATGGCGAATTGACTGAAATCGTCGAATGTAGAAAATGTAAAACCCAATGGACGATCGTTCGACTTATAGCTGTGGCCTTAACCGATCCCCGCAAAGAGGTCTGGTTGGATGCCGAAGCGATTGCTGAATATCTTGGAGTTGTCCCGAAATATGTTTACACTTTGGCTAAAAGGCACCAGATCGCCAAAAAGGGTCAGCTGTATAACCTCAACCAAATTCTCGCCACGCGGCGCTCGGCTTGACAAAAATGATGACTTATGTCTGATACACTAGCGCTATCGGTTCGTCGTATCCCTAAAGGTCAAAATGACTGAACCAGAGATTGAAGAAATTGACGAAGCGTTAGCGAACGCTGTTGAATCTAAGAAAAAAACAAGAGATTCAAAAAAACATATTATTGACGATTTTATAAACGATTTGCTCGATCAACGATTGGAAATAAAAAAGTGACTACGATCGTGGCGATCCAATATCCCGATCGTGTTGTATTTGGTGCAGATAACCAAGTGACTGCTCCTAACGGACGAAAATATAATCATGAAAAAATGGTTAAGATTTCAGAACGCGGAAAATTTTTAATTGCTGGCAGTGGAGAAGTTATCGCTTGCGATCTTGCTCAACACTTATGGAATCCACCAACACCAAACGCAACAGACAAAAAAGATATTTATCATTTTGTTATTTCAAAAGTTATTCCATCACTAAAACAATGTTTCAAAGATAATGATTACAAACTTGATGCAGATTCAAGTGATGGTGAAAATAGATTTTCATTCTTGATTTCAGTTGCTGGTGAAGTCTTTGAAATTGCAGATGACTTCTCAGTGTCAATGACTGATCATGGATTCTATGGTGTTGGTTCTGGATCATCGTATGCAATCGGTGCACTTCATGCTGGAGCAGAAATTAAATTTGCTTTAGAGATTGCATCACGAAACGATGTCTATACATCCGGCCCATTTATTTACTACACCCAAGAAAAATAACCCATGCGTGCGATGATGTCATGCATCGATTGCGGTGTGCCAGTAAGAGCAAGCAGATGTCCAACTTGTGCAAATAATTTATTACAGAGAATGAATTCCAAACCTAAAGGGAACACTACCCAAAGAGGTTACGGTGCAGAGTGGCAGAAGATCAGACGTTTCATTCTTGATCGTGATCAATGGACTTGCTACAAATGTCAAAAGAAATTAGCCGGCCTTGATGCTACCGTCGATCATTTAATTCCACTGGCAGTAGATAGAACCCTAGGGCTAGATCCTAGCAATCTTGCAGCTTGTTGCAGATCTTGTAACTCAGCAAAACGAGATAAGACTGCATGACGTATGGCTATGCGTTTTTTTCTGAAAATTACACTATGACCCATCGCCCCCGTCATTTACACGCACGCTCAAAATTACGAAATCAGGGGACGAGATAGGATTTAGATATGGGACGACCACCGAAGCCAATCGAAATCAAACGAGCAACAGGTCGCGCAGCTGGTAGAGACACCGGCGGTCGCGCGTTGCCAGAGCTTTCAGTTGTCACCGCTTTGCCGATGGCAGATCAAACTCCAGAGCCACCAGCAATGCTTGGCAAGGATGGCCTTGAACTTTGGAACAGAGCATGGGACGCAGGTATCACCTGGCTTTCCCCACAATCAGATCGCGACGCGATCGAAAACGCCGCGAAGCTCGCAGATGTAGTTACAGCTGCTCGAGTCAAATACCTGGCTACGCTAGAGGCAGCGGATGCCAGAGCTTACGTCGCCGTCAATAAAGCTTTCACCGATTCACTTGCCAGCCTTGGCTTTGATCCGGTATCGCGCTCTCGACTTGGAGTTGCCGAAGTCCAGAGAGTTAGTGCAATCGACAAGCTCCTTGCGAAAAGAGAAAATCGAAAATAATGGCAAAAGCCCAGGGGATTAAAGGTTGGCCACCGACTTTCGTTTCACCGTTAACTCCGGCGCAAATGAAAAAAAGTCGTGGCGATGACATCATCGATTTTTCTGAAGCACTTTGCTCCATTACAAAAGATTCAGTTGCTGGCGCTGCCGGCGAACCGCTGATCTTTCGCGGATGGCAAAAAGAATTAACCAAAGGACTGTTCGCTGAAAAAGCGGATGGAACTTTGAAACATAAAACAGCACTGATCGGTCTTCCTCGCAAGAATGGAAAATCGGCTTGGCTGTCAGCACTTGCGTTGGAGCACCTAGTCCTTGGTCCCAACGGTGGCGAAACTTATTCGTGCGCTGCTGAAAAGGAGCAAGCAAAAATTGTGTTCGGCACTGCCAAACGCATGGTGGAGATGCAGCCCGAATTATCGGAAATTCTTGATGTATATCGAGACGCAATCTACAACCCAAAAACTGGCTCAGTTTATCGGGCGCTCTCTGCTGAAGCATTTACCAAAGAAGGTTTATCGCCGACATTCGTCGCGTTCGATGAACTTCATGCACAACCCAATCGCGAATTATTTGACGTTATGTCTTTGGCGATGGGTGCACGTCGCGAACCTTTATTGGTTGCGATCACTACCGCAGGGGTCAAAGTAGATCCCACCGGAAAAGATTCATTGTGTTTTCAACTTTATGAATATGGCAAAAGGGTGGCCAGCGGTGAGATACACGATCCAAGTTTTTATTTCGCATGGTGGGAAGCAGACCCAACGTTGGATTATCGCGATCCAGGTGCATGGAAATCTGCAAATCCTGGTTTTGGTGACATCGTTGCCGAAAACGACTTTGCAAGCGCTGTCCTCAGAACTCCGGAAGCGGAATTCAAAACAAAGCGACTTAATGTCTGGACTTCCACATCCGACACCTGGCTACCTCATGGCGCGTGGGACAGCTGTTACTCAGATGAACCACTCAACGATGACGACAAAGTTGTCCTCGGTTTCGATGGATCTTTCAACGGAGACTGCACAGTCATCGTTGCTGTCAAGGTTGATGAAACTCCCCACATCGTTCCACTTTATGTCTGGGAAAAACCGGAAGAAGCCGGAGCCGATTGGCAGGTTCCAGTCTTGGAAGTCGAAGACGCAATTAGAAATGCTTGCAAGAAATACGACGTCGTCGAAATTGCTTGCGACCCCTATCGTTGGGCGCGGACATTCCAAGTCTTGGATGATGAAGGATTACCTGTCGTCACGTTTCCTCAAACAGCATCAAGAATGACACCAGCGACGACTCGCTTTTATGAAGCAGTTGTCAACCATCAAGTAACACATAACGGTGATCCGCAACTTGCTCGACACGTTGGAAATGCAACACTTCGAGTCGATCAACGTGGATCTCGATTGGCTAAAGAAAAGCGTGGATCAACTCGACGCATTGACTTGGCAGTTTCATCAGTAATGGCTTTGGAACGTGCTACCTGGTGGCATGGTCAAGGCGATTATTTACCAGCAGCATTTAATCTTGCAAACTTGGGAGAAAACACAAATGAAGTTCCGACTGTCTTTGAATTTGATCACTTCGATCGCTGAAATCGTTGGCGCAGCTTTAATCGTCACCGGAATTGCAGTAATCGCCGGACGTGGCGCTGGTCTAATTTCTGGGGGAATAGCAACATTGGCACTTTCATTTCTAGCATCGGCAGGTTCTGAATGAGTATTTTAAGACGTGGAATTGTTGGACGTTATCCGCAATTCAACAATTACGTCGCACCGCTTTCGCAGCTCTATGGTCAAACCAATATCACCTCAGCTGCTGGCGAGCGCATCGACGAATGGTCAGCGCTAGGAATCTCAGCAGTCCTCGGTTGCGTTTCTCTACTATCAGACACAGTCGCATCTCTACCGCTTCGCGCTTTCAAAGTAGTTAAAGGCAAGCGAGTATCTGTTGGACTTCCGGATGTTTTATTAAATCCAGATCCCGAATCAAATATGTTCGAATTGATTCACCAAACTATGTTTTCGCTTTCACTTCATGGAAATGCTTACATCCACAAAGATCAAGATAAGCGTGGAAATATCATCGGGCTAGTCCCACTCCACCCTTACCAAATGCAGGTTCTACCAACCGGCGATCAAATTGGCCGTAAGTATCTTCACCTTGGAAATGAAATTGCTTCAGAGGAATTGCTTCACCTTCGCTGGATAACTCCACCACAATCTTTGGTCGGCGTTTCACCTATGATCCAAAATCGTAACTTGATCGGTATCGCTATGGCGATGGATCGTCACATCGGTCAATTCTATGGCGAAGGCGCAACCCCATCATCGGTCGTTGAAACCGATCAAAAGTTAACTCGTGAACAAGCTGCTCAAGTTCGCGACACTTTTCTCAACACTCACAAGCGCCATCGCTTGCCAGCAGTTTTGTCCGACGGCCTAAAGTGGAAGCCAATTACAACTTCCGCAGCCGATATGGAAATGATCGAAACTCGTGAGCAGTTGATTCGCGACATCGCTCGTGTCTTTAGAATTCCATCTCACCTAATCCTTGCCTCTGGCGACAATCAGACTTATCAGAATGTTGAACAAGCATCGATCAATTTCTTAACTCACACCATCATGCCTTGGCTTCGTCGCTTGGAAGTTGGATTGTCTCAACTATTTCCAGAAGGCACCGATGTTGTTTTCGATACTTCACACCTATTGCGCTCCGATGCTCTATCTCGCGCAAAGGTAAACGCTCTGCATATTGCAATGGGCGCTCGCACTCCAAACGAAGTTCGCGTCATGGAAGGTTACGAGACCTACGAAGGTGGAGACGTATTCAACCAAGGTCTTGCCGGCAACGTTACCGCCGGTGGCGATCTTCCAAACCTTGGATCAGATGGAGACATCCAGCCACCGATCATGGGAGTGATTGAATAATGGCTGACACTTATCGCCCGCCAAAAGGTGTTCAAGATGAAGCGAAGATGGCTTTGGCTTGGATCGCAGATGGTAAGGCTGGTCAAGGTTTTACAAATACCGGACGCAAGCGAGCTTCCGATTTAGCAGCTGGTCACTCACTTTCAGCTGAAACAGTTCTCCGGATGTATAGCTTCCTTAAGCGTCATCAAGTGGATAGCAAAGCAACAGGTTTTAATGCGGGTGAAGAAGGCTTCCCTTCTCCAGGTCGCGTTGCTTGGAGCGCATGGGGCGGCGATCCAGGACTTAGCTGGTCGTCAAAAATACATGATCAACTCGCCGAGCGTTCGGCTTTCATGAAAGAAGATAACTCAATGAACGATGCCGATTCACCTAAAGTTTTTGGATCAAATGCTTATGGTGTAGCAAATAGCGTGATGGCTGTAGATGCTTCCATCGATGCAGCTCAGACTTTGCTCGAGCAAATCAAAGATGCAAATCCAATAGCTGCTCAAGCTTATTACCTACTCGTCGCAGCAGATAATGCTCTCGATCCAGTTATTGATGCTCTCAATCTCGACGATCCAGACGAAGATGAAACCGAAGAAGAAAACGCAGCTGTAAAGCCAGAGGATTACGCACCATCCGAAGATGCAGATGCAGCCACAAAGATGTTAGACGATGAAGATGATTCTGAAGATGCTTGGATCGCCCACAATGGCCGTTCAGCAACCGGATCAACCGATCTTCCAATCGCAGCTCGCGATAAAGCCTGGAGCGCAGCAGCAGCCGATAAGCGTGTTCAAAAATATGCCGGCGGTAAAGATGCAATGGATTGGGAAAAATACGGAAAAGCATTTTTTTATTGCGATGAATCTGACAAAGAAAAGTTGGGAAGCTACAAACTCCAATTTGCAGACGTCGTTGATGGAGAGCTTGTAGCAGTTCCACGCGCTATCTTTGCAGTCGCAGCAGTTCTAAATGGCGCTCGTGGTGGAGTTGATATTCCAGAAGCAGACAAAGAAGCCATCAAGGATAAGGTCACTGCCTATTACGAGAAAATGGCTGAGAAGTTTTCAGATGAAGAAATCAAGGCTCCATTCGAAGGTCGTGCAGCATCGGCTCGAATCGGAGAAGGCACTTATGTATCCTGGTCAACTTCCAATGGTCGCGCTCGTGGTCGCGTCGAGAAGGTAACTTCACGCGGAACCGCATCATCATCCGATGGATATGCGATGGAAGCCACCGACGATAACCCTGTTTTCCATGTTCGCATTTATCACGAGCAAGGAAATGGATGGGTCGCAACAGACACAGTCACAGTTCACCGTTCAAATTATTTAACAATCATCAAGCCACTTCCATCTCCACGAAAGGCTGATCTCCCAATGATCGAAGAACGCAAGACAATGATTCGCACCGCCGAAAAAATCACAATGGAAGCCGAATTGCGTGCAGTTGGTCAAATTGATGAAAATTTCAAAATTGCAGGATATGCCGCAACCTTTAATCAAGAAGCAACCGGACTCAACTTCCGCGAAATGATCGCACCTGGCGCTTTCAGCCGATCACTTTCAACAGATAATCCAGTTTTCTTGCTAGTAAACCATGACACAGATCAACTTCCCCTAGCTTCGACTCAATCCGGAACCCTTCGCCTAAGCGAAGACGATCATGGACTTCGAATGGAAGCTGATTTAGACATGAAGAATCCTCGCGCCGCTGAATTGGCTTCAGCAATCGAACGCGGAGATGTTAACAAGATGTCATTCGCGTTCTCAGTTGGTCCAGATGGGCAAACAAAAGAAGACGGACTCCGCACTTTGACCGATCTTGATCTTTATGAAGTTTCGGCAGTAACTTGGCCGGCTTATAACTCAACAACACTCGGCGCTCGCAGTGCCGAAGAAATCGAAGACCTTGAATTAGCAAAGCGCAAGCTTGCACTCAAGTTCAATCAGTATTCCTTGCGTCAAAAGCGTAAGGCGTAACCCTCGGCGCAACAGCCCCGACGGTCATTCTCACCCCCAACTCACTAGAAAGGGTCAAAATGACTCTATCAGCAAAGCTCAAGGAGCAACGCGACGCTCTAGTTGCAGAGGTTGAATCAACCATCGCAGCAGATGCAGTTGACGCGGATGCTCTAACATCAGCTGAAGCAAAGCAAGACGAAATCGCTTCACTTGATGAGCGTATTGCAAAGCAGGAAGCTGTTGAAGCTCGCACTGCTGCAATCGCAGAATCTCGCAAGGAAAGCAATGTCAAGGTTTTCGGTGGCGCAACAGTCACACGCGAACAAATGACATACGACAAGGGAAGCGACAACTCATTCGTTCGCGATATGATCGGCGCTCAACTTCGTAATGACCAAGCTTCATGGGAGCGCCTAAACCGCCACCAACAAGAAGTCGCAATCGAAACTCGTGACATCGGCCTAACAAACGGCACCGGTGGAGATTTCGTTCCACCAATCTGGTTGATCAACGAATACGCAGAGTTCGCTCGTGCTGCTCGTGTGACAGCGGATCTTGCCACAAAAATGGCACTGCCAATGGGAACCGATTCCATTAACATCCCTGCAATCACTCTAGGTTCTAAGACAGCGTTCCAGAACCCAGATAACACTGCAACCACAATTCGTGACATGGTTACATCAACAGTCACAGCTCCAGTTCGCACCATCTCAGGTTATGAGAACGTGTCTATTCAACTAGTTGAAATGTCTCCACTTTCAGGTGGCCTAGATCGTATGGTCTTCGGTGACTTGATGGCTGACTATGCCCTACAACTCAACACAGCAGTTGCAGGAAATGGCGACGGAACATCTGGAACACTTCGTGGTTTCATCAACCTTGGTGCAGATACCACAAACGGTATCCCAACAACATGGACTGAAACAACACCTTCAGCAGTTGGTGGCCTAAAGGCTTTCGCTGCCGGTATCAGCCAAGTAGTTCGTAACCGTTACAAGGATGTTGAAGCGATCGTAATGTCTCCTTCAACCTGGTATTGGTTATCATCACAAACTGACACAGCTTCACGTCCACTAATCGTTCCAAAGGCTGCTGGCCCATTCAACGCTTCAGGTGTTGTTGACAACCCAGGTGCTTCAAAGGGACTAGTTGGCGCAATTCATGGCGTGCCAGTTTACGTTGATGCAACAATTCCACTTAACTACGGTTCATCAACCAACCAATCTCCAATTCTTATCGGTAAGTTTTCAGATTCTTACCTATTCGAATCAGGCGTTAAGACTCGTGTCCTTCCAGACGTTTTGTCAGCTAACTTGACAGTTCGTTTCCAGGTTTACGGATACGCAGCACTTGCACACCGCTTCGCTAAGGCTGTAACCACAGTCAGCGGAACCGGTGCAGTTGCACCTTCAGGCTACTAATAGTTAGAGTCTGATCGTTGGCCAGCCTTGGCCGGAAGCCCAATGGGACAAACACCAAGGCTGGTTTCAACATCAAATCAATGGGGGAATTATGGAAAAGTCATTATTTTTAGAAGGCTTAAAATCAGCCCGAGAAATAATTCAAAATAAAGGAATTCAATATCTCGATTCTATAATTGAAGAATTGGACTTTGAAAAAAAAGAAAATACAGCCATCAAGATAAAGGCTGAAACCCGATGAAACTAAAAGAAAAAGTCTGCATCGGAACGATTAACGATGGAAGAATAAACGCGCAACTTGCCATCGATTTAATCCACATCGCACGTCAACGATTTGATCGCTTTGACGCTTACATTCAAGTTTCAAATTCTGGCTTAATCACCAGATCTCGAAATCTACTTGTCAAAAACTTCCTCGAGCAGACAGATGCTCCCTGGTTATTGATGATGGATTCAGATGAAAGAATCACCCTTCCTAACTTTGACAAGCTGATAAATGCCGCCGATGCCGAAAAGCGTCCAGTGGTCTCAGCTTTAGTCTTTGCAGCATTTTTTGATGATGAAGAAATGCTCAGACCAGTCCCAACGATTTACAATGAAATTGAAGGTCGCGGTTTAGTAACGATCGATGATTATCCAATCGATGAGATCCTCAAAGTTGATGCAACCGGCACTGGTTGCCTATTGATTCACCGCAAAGTTTTATTGGAAATTCAAGAAAAGACCACAGAGAATCAAGGCAAGGATTGGGCTTGGTTTATGGATGGCCCGATTGCGGGTCGTTGGTTCGGCGAAGATTTGTTATTCTCTAAGCGATTGGCTTCGTTGAATATCCCACTGCACTGTCATACTGGTGCAATCCTCGCCCACAAAAAAGACTTTTGGCTAGATGAAAGACACCACACACCATTTCGCGATCACGCGATCAAGAATAAAGCAACAGAGTAGGCGTTACCCCCTGGCGACTGCTCTGTTGCCTCTACAACTAAGGAGTCAATGTGACAACTTCCTATCCTAACGGAATCGATTCATTTATCGACCCACAGGCAACGGATACCCTTGACTCGTCAACAGTTCCACACGCATCACAACACGCAAATGCAAATGATTCGATCGCAGCTATTGAAACCGAGCTTGGAACAAATCCAAAGGGAAGCAAAGCCAGCGTTCGTGCTCGTCTTGATGCAGTAGATACCACCATCGCAACGATTTCACTTACACCTGGTCCAACTGGTCCAACTGGTGCCACAGGTCCCGTCGGAGCCACAGGTTCAACTGGTCCTACAGGTCCAGCCGGAGCTACCGGACAAACTGGTCTTACAGGTTCAACTGGTCCAGTCGGAGCCACAGGTTCAACTGGTCCTACAGGTCCAACCGGAGCGACCGGAGCGACCGGATCAACCGGAGCCACTGGCGTTGGTTATGCGTCTTCAACATCAACAACATCTTTCACAGTCGGAACCGGATCCAAAACTTTTAGCGTTTCAAACACTGGCGCTTTTGCTAGTGGAAACCGCGTTCGAGTTATCGACACAGCTCTATCTTCAACTTGGATGGAAGGCGTAATCACTTCGATTACAGCTAACACTTCCATCACAGTTAACGTTGATACCACTTCCGGATCTGGAACGATTGCAACATGGCAATTCGCTCTTGCCGGATTGGTTGGTTCAACCGGAGCCACAGGTCTAACCGGAGCCACAGGTTCAACCGGACCAACTGGAGCCACCGGAGTCGGCGCAACTGGAGCCACAGGTCCTATCGGACAAACTGGTCCAACTGGTGCCACTGGTGCAAGCGGATCTGCTGGAGCAGTCGGAGCCACAGGTGCGACCGGAGCGACTGGTGCGACCGGAGCCACTGGTCCAACTGGTGCGACCGGAGCGACTGGTCCATTAGCTTCAAACAACGCACACGCATCGGCTCGACTTGCAACCACTGCAAATCTTTCCGCTACATATACCGCTGGATCAGCAGATGCTGGTGGTGGATATGGAATTGGTGCAACACTTACAGCTTCCGCAAATGGAATTTTAACTATCGATGGCGTTAACGCTGCAACCAACGATCGCATCCTTGTCAAGAATCAAACTACTGCAACTCAAAATGGTATTTACACCGTAACAGATGCAGGAAAAAACAATCCTGCCGGCAGAGCTTGGATCCTTACTCGTTCAACAGATTACAACAATTCTGTTGCTGGCCAAGTTGAATATGGCGATTATTTATATGTCGTTGCAGGATCCACACAATCTGGAACAAACTGGATCGAAAATAACGTCGGAACCGGCACAAATGGTTATATCATCATCGGAACCGATTCCATCACATTCGCTCAAAGCGGTGGCGTAGGTCCAACAGGTTCACCTGGTGCAACCGGAGCCACAGGTCCAACCGGAGCGACTGGTGCCACTGGTGCTACTGGTGGAACTGGTGGAACAGGTGCAGCTGGAGCAGTCGGAGCCACTGGAGCCACAGGTCCAGTCGGAGCCACCGGTGCTGTAGGTCCAACCGGTGCAACTGGTGTTTCAGGTCCTGCCGGATCAAATGGTTCAGTCGGAGCAACCGGTGCAACCGGTGCAACCGGATCCACTGGTCCTGTTGGTCCAACTGGCGTTCAAGGTCCAGTCGGTGCCACAGGTCCTGTTGGTGCTACTGGTGCAACCGGAACCACAGGTCCAATCGGAGCCACAGGTCCAGTCGGAGCCACAGGTCCCGCTGGTGCTACTGGTCCAACCGGAGCCACTGGTGTTGGTTCAACTGGAGCCACAGGTCCATCCGGTCCTGCTGGTGCCACAGGTGCAACCGGAGCCACTGGTCCAAGTGGAGCGAGCGCAGCTGCTTTCATTATTGAATATGTTGATGGTGGATCATCGGCTTTCAACCCAGACATAATTTACGACGCGGGTTCAGGTGGAAGCACCGCGTCATCTTGGACTTATACAATCGACGCTGGCGCTTCAACGGTCAGCTTCTAATCGAGAGAGAGAAAACAAATGACATCACGTTTACAGCAACGCCGCGATACAGCTGCCAACTGGACTTCAAATAATCCAACCCTTGCAACTGGTGAAATTGGATTTGAAACCGACACCAAAAAATTCAAGATCGGTGATGGATCAACAGCGTGGACTTCTCTTGCTTATGCTTATGGCGCAGCTCCTACACTAACCATCAACGCTCAGACCGGAACCTCATATACCTTGGCTTCGAGCGATGTTGGAAACCTAGTCACTGCTTCCAACTCTGGAGCAATCACAATTACAGTGCCACCTTCAGTCTTTACTACTGGCCAGATCGTTAACGTCCAACGCATCGCTGCTGGATCAGTAACCTTCTCTGCTGGCTCTGGCGTAACCATTACCTCAACCGGTGCAACTTCAGCAGCTCCAGTCCTTAGAGCCACCAACTCAGCTGCAACTGTGATCTGCACCGCGAGCAATACCTTCACCATCGTTGGCGATATAGCTTAAAAATGACCCCAATCAATACGCTTTTGCCAGGGATCCTTGATTCGGGAATATCGGGTAATTTAGTTACTACTAATTTTATTTCTATTGCTACCGCAACCGTAGATAGTAGCGGTGCTTCAACAATTACCTTTAGTTCTATTCCGCAAACCTATACCCACTTGCAACTAAGGTATGTTTCAAAAATTGGCAGTAGTTCAGACAATGTTATTATTAAATTTAACGGTGATACTGCTTCTAATTATTCGTGGCATTATCTTATGGGTAATGGTTCTTCTGCTTCTGCTGGTTCAGGTGCAAGCCAAGGTTACATATTAAACGATGTTTTGTTAACTCAGTTTAATGGTTCAATTGTAGATATATTAGATTATACAAACACTGCTAAAGCAAAAACAACAAGAACTTTAATGGGTGTAGATATGAATGGAAGCGGAAATGTTTGGCTTTCATCGGGTGCTTGGTATAACAACACTGCGGGAGTTTATCCTGCTATAAGTTCAATTACATTAACAACTAATGCAACCTTTCAAGAATACTCTCAATTTGCACTTTATGGAGTTAAATAAATGGGCGTAACTACAACAACAGCATCTGCGGCTACTTATGTACCGATAGCGACTTTAACAGGAGCAGGTTCCAGCACTTTAAGTTTTACAAGTATTCCTTCAACTTATACCGATTTAGTTGTAATCGCAAACCTTTTTGGTTCAAACGATGGGGTAAATACTTTAATAAATGTTAATGGCAATAATTCAGGTTATTCAGATACTTGGCTTGCAGGTTCGGGTTCGTCGGCGACCTCGGGGCGCGATACTGCTTCAAGTGCTTGGGTTGCTTCACACGGTCCTTTGGGTTCAGGAAGCACTACCGCGCCATTTTTTATGGAATTGCATTTTCAAAATTATTCAAATACGACTACTTATAAAACTATGTTAGGCAGAATGAATATTCTTGGCGCTACCTATAACGGAACAGTTGCAGGGGTTCATTTATGGGCTAATACTTCTGCTATTAACCAGATAACTTTTACTTTGCAATCTAGTGCAACTTATACGGGTAATGCAACTGCAACCCTTTACGGCGTAAAGGCGGCATAACTATGGCAAATCCAACAATGACTTTGATTGCTTCCCACACCACAGGTTCGGGTGGAGAACAATATGCTACTTTTTCATCTATTCCACAAACCTATACAGATTTAGTTATTAAAGCGTCGCTTAGAAATCTTAATAACAACTGGGGTAGCGGATATATTTGGCTTAATGGTAATATATTAACAAGTTATTCAAATGGTAACAATGGTTTTTATAATATAAAATTAGCAGGTTCAGGAACTTCTGCAAGTTCTGGCACAAACCTTGATAATATAAACTGGACATATTCTGGTATGACTACTAATACGTTTGGAGTTGCAGAAATTTATATTCCAAATTATACATCAAGCAATTACAAATCTTTTAGTATAGATTCAACTCAAGAAGCCAATGCAACGCAATCTTACGGGGGAATAACCGCTGAACTTTGGCAAAACACTTCAGCCATAACTTCTATCAGTATTGGAAGTTATACATCAGGAGACGGTCCTGCTCAATACTCAACCTTTTATTTATACGGCATTAAAAACAGTTAACAACCACTAAGGAGAAACACTATGTCAGACACCCCACAAGCAGTGGATATTAATTGTGAGACGGGTCAAGTAACCTACCGCGATTTAACCGCAGAAGAAATTGCGGCACAACAAGCAGCAGCGGCGCAAGCCGAAGCAGACCGCCAAGCGCGTGAAGCAGAAGCCGCTAAGGTTGCAGAGCTTAAAGCTAGTGCTAAGGCTAAATTGGTTGCTGGACAACCTTTAACCGAAGAAGAAGCGGCAACAGTCGTTCTATAATTACCAACCAGGGGGATCAATGCGCTTTCACGTTCTAGCACTTCCACACACTCAAGTTACGCCAGAATTTGCCGGATGCGCTTTNACNGAAAAGGTTCGTCGATTCTGCATCATGATGACCGACCTTGGTCACGAAGTTTTCCTATACGCCGGCGATCAAACCACAGCGCCGGTGACGGAATTGATCACCTGCATCACNGAAGCCGAAAGGCAAGAAGCTGTCGGCGACCAGCATTACACCTCGACCAGTTGGGATCAAGAATTACCTCACTGGCAAGTTTTTAATCAAAACGCAATCAATGAATTATCCAAGCGCCTAGAGCCAAAAGATTTTATTTGCGCNATCGGTGGTTATTCACAAAAGTCGATCGCCGATGCTTTCCCNAACCACATGACTGTCGAATTCGGCGTTGGTTATGGTGGGGTTTTCAGCCAATATCGAGTTTTTGAATCTTATGCCTGGATGCACTCAATTTATTCGGCCCATCAAAACCCAACTGCCGTTGATGGCAGATTCTTTGACACAGTCATTCCAGGCTATTTCGAACCAGATTGGTTTCCGCTTGGAAATGGCGATGGCGATTATTATTTATTCATCGGTCGAATGATCGATCGCAAAGGCTACAGAATCGCTCAAGAAGTATGCGAAAAGTTAGGCAAGCGCCTAATTCTTGCCGGACCAGGTAAAGGCGAAGGTTATGGCGAATTCATCGGATCGGTTAACCCCACCGAACGAGCTGAATTGATGGGAAAGGCGGTGGCAACATTCGCTCCTACTCTCTACATCGAGCCTTTTGGAAACGTAGCCATCGAATCTCAAGCTTGTGGCACGCCGACAATAACGACCGACTGGGGCGCGTTCGTCGAAACCAATCCAAACGGCGTCACTGGTTTTCGCTGTCGAACATTTCAGGAATTTTTAGACGCTGCCGAAAAGGTTAAAACCTTAGACCGGAAAGCAATTAGCGAGTATTCAAAATCCCGATATTCTCTTGATGTCATCGGTCGCCAATACGAATCTTATTTCGAGCGACTGCTAACATTATGGGATGACGGTTGGTATCAACTAAGGAGTTAATATGGCCACAGCAAGCTCGATGTTTCGTCGGATATTACTTGCGCCAAAAATGAATTATCGCCAATCAACAGCGGCGATCGCTGCTCATTACTTTTATAATCAAGCTTCGGTTTCATATAACCAACCATCTTGGAGTTACAACTACATTTCAGACAGAGGCAACATGGCACCCCGACCTGTTGCGGCATCAACTATGAAAGGTCGGTAAATGGCGACAACTTATTTCCTTGGAAGTCAAGTCCCGCTTGGCGTCACAATTACAGATGCTAACGGAAATCCTGCCGATGCCACAGCTGTCACTTTAACAATTACCCTGCCAGATGGCTCGACTGCAACTCCTAGCGTCAACCATTCAGGGACCGGTCTTTACGATGCCGATTACACTCCGGCTCAATCTGGTCGCCACACGCTTTTCTGGGTGGCTACTGGAACCAATGCCAGCTCTTATGCCGATGATTTTACTGTTCGCGATCCTAATTATCTCTCGATCGTTTCCTTTGATGAAGTTAAGGATCACCTAAATATCCCATCAACTTCAACGACAAACGATACCGAGTTATATCGCTTCATCGATGCCGCTACCGAAATGGCACAAAATTACACCGGCACAATTCTTGGTCGAGTTACTTTCACCAATGAAATTTATGACGGAAATCAACAGACACTTCGTCTGCTTCATCCTCGCGCTATCACCATCCTTAGCGTGGTTGAAAATGGTTTAACGCTTTCCTCAACCGATTATGCCTTGGACTACACCGGACAGCGCCTAGATCGCGTTACTTCCGGTTCGCTCAATGAGCCAAACTTCTTCGGAATCTGGGCTCCAGGCGCTCGCAACATCACCGTCTCTTATGTCGCTGGTTATGTCAATCCCCATCCACAAGCTAAGCAAGGTGTCTTGGAATTGATTCGTCACCTATGGCAGACACAGCGTGGAGCGATGAACGTGATCAGCCGTAATCAAAATGGCGATGACTTTTATCCAGCATCAACATTTTCAATGCCACGTCGCGTAATGGAACTACTCGATCCAATCTCGTTGCCAGGAATCCTCTAAATGTCAACAACCACAGCGATCGAGAATCTGATCGCCAACATGATCACAGCTTTCAAAAATGCTTCATCTTTATCTGGAATTCAAATCTACGATGGACCAGATATCAACATCGATTCCTACCCACAAAACTGGATCGCAGTCGGTCACGATGGCAATGAGGATGGCGATGTCCAAGTTTCCGAATCCCGCAACAGTTGGGAATTGGTTGGAAATTACAAGATGTTCGAAGACGGAACTCTAAACTGCACCTTGGTGGCGCAATCTGGCGACACAGCAATTTCAACGGTTCGTCAACAAGCCCAATCGATGCTTTCAGCGGTTGATACAATTATTCGATCAGATCCAAGTTTCAATGGCGCTGTCTTATATTCCGGACTCGATGCTCATCGGATTCGCTATATCCAAGCCAATGCTGGCGCAGCTGTTCAAATCGATTTCACCGTCATGTATAGAGCGAGAACCTAGGAGAAAAAATGGCAAAGATTAAAAACATTTCACCGCTTGGTGATTTGGTAATTCCATCGCTAGGGCTAACAGTCCCTGCAAATTCAACTTTCGATGTTGCCGATGCAACAGTTGCGGCTTCACTATTGGAGCAAACATCGAACTGGGCAGCTGCCGATCAAGCAGCAGCTTCAGTTGCAACACCAGCATCAACCCCCGCACCAGCAGCTCCCGCTGCCCCAAGTAACTAGGAGAATAAATGGCAATCGGCTCCGGTATTGGCTCGCAACTTGGAATTGCGACTGAAACTACCTTCAACACCGCCGTCACTGTGTCTCGTTTCTACGAATTCACATCTGAAGGAATTAACTACAATAAGAAAACTGTCGAAGGTTTAGGACTTCGCGCTGGTGGATTACTACCTCGCTCACAGCGTCGCGTAGTCACAACTTTTGATGCAACCGGCGACATCATGCTTGATCTTCCAACCAATGGTCTAGGTCAACTTTTGTCTTTGGCTACAGGTTCCACACCATCACCGACAACAGTTACAACTGGCGTTTATAGCTATGCTTTCACCCTTGGTGACATCTATGGCAAGTCAGCAACCGTTCAAGTCGGCGTCCCACAATACACCGGAACAGTTTTGGCTAAGACCATCACTGGCGCAAAGATTTCTTCATGGGAACTTGGCGTCGCAGCTGGTGGATTAGCGACAGGAAAATTCACTGTCGATGGCGCTGGATTTAGCACCACTCAATCACTAGCGACTGCTTCATATCCGCTTAATGGTTCAATCTTCCACTTCGCACAAGGTGCGATTACTGTTGATGGTTCAACTGTTGCTAACGTGAAGGATTTCACTCTAACCGTTGACAACGTAATCAAAAATGATCGTTACAACCTAGGAAACTCCGGAGCCAAGGCTGAGCAAATCATCAATGGATTCCGCAAGATCACAGGTAAGTTGACCGCTGAATTCCTAGACAACACCTTGCTGAATAAGTATCTAACCGATGCTCAAACAGCACTTTCGTTAACATTCACCGGCGCAACTATTGCCAGCACCTACAAGCAGACTTTGACAATTACTGTCTCAGCTGTGAAGTTAGATGCTGACACACCAAAGGTCCCTGGTCCTGGCGTTATCGACCTGGCTGTAACTTTCACAGCTTACGACGATGGCTCAGATGCTCCACTGACAATTACATACCAAACATCGGATTCAGCCCTCTAATATGGCCGACGACTTTGAGATCGACTATAAGGAATTTGGCAAGTTTTACTCTGCCATGTCTAAGGTCGATCCCGAAGTCAAAAAACAGCTTCGCAAGCGCTTGATGGAAGCAGCAAAGCCGATCGTGGATGAAGTTAAGACTGTTGAATTACAGATCCCATCCAAAAGCGGTCAGGCTGAAAGCAAAAGAAAAAAGCGCGGGGAAAACTTGGGATTGCGACAATCTCTTGCTGCTGCAACCATCGCTGATTTGAAAGCCACCAAGCGTGGCGGTGCTGTTCACATCCGAGTCTCTACAACTCGTTTCATGGCTGCCAGTGGACGACCTAGAACCCTTCCTTACTACATGGAAGGCCGTCGAAAGCGTCCCTGGCGACATCCGGTATATGGAAATCGTGAGAATTGGGTTACTCAACGACCACATCCTTTCCTTGGTGTTACTGTCATGAAACACAAAAATGAATTCGAAAAGCAGGTAACATCGGCGGTGCTAGATGCCATCGCTTCAGTCCAATAGGGGGAAAAATGCCTTTACAAATTAAAGATGAAGTCTTTTCAGTGCCAGGTGAAGGATCAGAGCCAAACGTCTCTGGTCGGGAAATCATGAACATCGAAGATGCCCTCGGGCTCGATGGTCTTTCCTTGCTTGGGCTACTCGCGTCCGAGACCGAGCTTCATCCAAATCCAAAATACACCCGCAACAAAGCAATCTATGCAATCGCTTGGATCTGCCTAACTCGTGCGGGCAAAGTTTTATCTTTCGACAACGTTCTCGATAATTACACAATCGCTGATTTCAGGTTCGTTGGAGAAGATCCAAAAAAATTGGAAACCGCCGAGATTTAATTAGAGGCGGGACTAGGGGACACATCACACGCCACCTGGCGCTTTTGTGTCACACATATCCAGGAATCACTCCGCTGAATGTCTGGGATGTAGAATTACACATTATCAATGCTCTAATTGAAGCGGCGTTGAAAATGAATCAAACGAACGATGATTAGGAGATGAGATGGCTAACGATACCTCGTTAACGTATTCGCTTTATGGCCGAGATGTCTCCGCTTCCAACGCTTTGAAAAATATCGGCAAAGAAGCCGAAAACACCGGTGGCGCATTTTCTAAGATTAAGACTATTGCTGCCGGAGTATTTTCCGGACAAGTCCTTGAGAAGGCCGGATCCGATGCTCTCAACTTTGCCAAAGAATCGATCGGCGCTTATCAAGAAGTTGGCAAGGAAGTTATCAATCTTCAGCGTTATACCGGTGACTCAGCTGAAGCAATGTCTAAACTTCGCTTTGCAGCTGAAGAATCTGGCGTTGGCGCCGATACGTTAGCGATCGCTCTTGGTAGAATGGCCAAGGCTGCTGCCACTACTGCTGGCGAAAAAAAGCTTGAAGCTCTAGGAATTAGCGCCAAAGATGCCAATGGTCATTTCAAGACCGCATCATCTTTGTTCACCGAAATCGCCACAAAGATTTCAGCTCTCCCACCTGGCGTGGAGAAGACAAATGCCATTCTGCAAATCTTTGGTAAGTCAGGGATGCAACTTTATCCACTGCTCAACCAAGGCGCTGCTGGAATTGCAAAATTCAGCGAAGAAGCCCAAAAGATGGGCTTGGTTCTCAATGGCAATTCACTCAAAGGCGTTCAACAAAATGTCATGGCTCAACGTGAATTCCATGCTGCTATCCAAGGTTTACAGGTTCAACTTGGGCAATACCTTTATCCTGCTTTGACAGCTGTGATGAAGGGTCTGGCTGCAATCGTCCCAATCATCACCAATTTGCTTCGTCCAGCCTTTGAAGCCATCGGCAAAGTAATGTCATTCCTAGTCCCAATCATTCAACAAATTGTCAGCTATGTTGTCAACCTTGGTGAACATTTTGAAACATCCGGAAATAAGATGGGAATTTTTTCAAGTATTGGCAAAGATCTTGGAAATGTCATCAATGACATCAAGTCAATGTTCAATGCCATTTTCCCAGTCTTAAAAGATGTCTTCAATTTTGTCTCCACATTCCTAGCACCAGTTTTGGGAGTTGTCCTAGTTGCAGCTTTCAAAGGCGTGGAGATAGCTGCTGCTGTTGTCAAGGATTTATTCATCGGCATCGTTGATGTTATTAAGGGTTTAATCACTGTCACCAAAGACGTTGGAATTGGCATCAAGGATGTTTTCAATTTCATCGTTGCCGGAATTAAAGGCTACATCGATGGAATCATTACCATCATCAACGCTGTAATCGATTTAGTTAACAAGATCCACTTCAAGGTTCCAGACTGGGTTCCACTCCTAGGCGGTAAAGAATTTGGCGTTACGATTCCAAAGATTCCGATGCTTGCCGATGGTGGAATCGTCACCTCGCCAACTTTGGCGATGGTTGGAGAAGCTGGTCCAGAGGCTGTTGTCCCGCTAAATAAAGCGGGCGTGGGACAGGGGATGAATGTCACGATCCATGTTGCCGGATCTGTAATTTCCGAGAAGGATCTAGCGGCGAAAATGCGTTATGAATTGGCTCAACTATTGCGTCGNAAAGGCGCCCCACTCGCAGCTCTAGGACTATAAAGTGTCGGCATTTTTAGATGGCACAAATGGACCAACGCTGTCGATTCAGTTTTACATCAATGGCTCATGGGTCACTGTTACTCAAACCAATGTTCGCCAAATCCAAATCAAGCGTGGCCGTCCTCGTGCTGATCAAAAGAATGATCCAGGCGCTGCCACGATAGTTTTTGGCAACCTTTCAGGCTACTACGATCCCGAATACACCGGATCGGGCAGTCCTTACGTCATAAGTGGCGTAAATCAGCTTAAGGCTGGCCTACAAGCCCAGATCTTGGCAACTTGGTCTGGAACTACCTACACGCTATTTGTGGGCTATTTAGAGACCAACATGGTCGATCAAGGTTTTGATCCAACTGCCACAATGGTCTTTACCGATGGTATTGCCTTACTTTCCAAGATGTATGCCTTGGCTCAATCTCCAGCAGCTTACAGTGGGGAAACTACTTCGGCCAGAGTCGGTCGGATGTTGACTTATGCAAATTGGACTGGCTCAAGAAATCTTTCAGGCTCGGTTCAAATGCAAGCAACGACTCAATCTGGAACTCTCCAAACCTTGATCGAACAAGCTGTCGCTTGCGAAGCCGGTCGCTTTTATATCTCCAGAGATGGCGTTGCAACATTCGTTCCACTCTCAGATAAATTCAACCGACCAACTCGCTTGATGCTTTCAGACTCCAGAGCTTATGGGACGATCGAATATGATCACATCGAAACTACTCCAGGGACTTATCAAGTAGTCAACGAAGCAATTATCCAGCGGGATAGTGCAACTCAGCGTCGCTATCGCCATCTTCCATCGACCACCGCTTTTGGTCTAAAGTCAATCACAATCAACGCACCGATCTTAAATGATTCAGATGCCGACAACCTTGCAAAATACTTGTCTTATAAAGATCACAATCCACAATCTTTGGTTCAATCCATTCAATTCTCAGCCCACGCATTAGATGTCCTTTATCCGGATTTCTTGGCGATGGAAATTGGCGACCAAATCACAGTCGAGCGAACCACAGTCGATGGTCGCACATTAGAGTTATACACAGTCCTTGAAGGCTATCAACATGACATCACTTTCGATTCCTGGCGAACCAACTTGATGACCTCACCGATGAATCCATATTCGATAACGATCTAAGGGGAATAAGATGCCAATAGCACCGCAGATCACAAACACACCGATTCCAGATTCAGTCTGGTTTACGACTAGCGACTTTCAATATGACTCAACCGCTACCGTTCAAACCACCACTACATTCACGCAATCAACCGCACCTAACGCTTCGGCGATCGGTGATATCTGGTTCGATACTTCAAATGGGAATAAACAATATCGGTGGGATGGATCATCATGGGTTGCGGTTCAAGATGCAGCTATTGCATCGGCGGCTTCAGATGCTTCAACGGCCTTGGCTTCTGCTAATGGAAAAAACAAAGTTACTTATTCAACATCAACACCGTCTGGAACCTATTCCAACATCCAAACTGGAGACACTTGGTTCGTTTACAGCGGAAGCGTAATCACAGCCGTTTACAAATGGGACGGAAGCTCTTGGACTTCTCAAGCCTTAAATCACACTGTAATTTCAAGCATAGATGCAGGATCAATTCTTGCCGGAACGATCACAGTTGCCCTTGGAATCACAAATCCATCCGGTAATTTCACAGTTGATGCTTCAACCGGTCAATTAACAGCTACTGGAGCCAATATCAGCGGAAGCATTACTGCTAGTTCTGGAAGCATTGGCGGATTCACCATTGGCTCTGGATATTTAAATTATGGTTCAACTTATTTTTACAGTGGCGGTTCTGGGACTTACGCTTTAATCGATAACTCGAGAATAATATCAGCTTATCAATTAGTGGCGACCGGCACTGCTATCAACTCAATTACCACAAGCGGTGGCATATTTGCTGGCTCAACCAATGCAAACGCCATTTCAACTAGCGGTGGCGCAAATATAGGTGGAACCACTGCAACTTATTCTTTATCTGTATCAAATACAGTTTATCTAAGTGGTGGATATGGAGTTAACTCCAGTTGGAGTCCAAACACTGACAATACTTACAACTTAGGAATCAGCGGATCCTATCGCTGGAGTCACGTTTATGCCAACAATACAACCATCACCACTTCGGATGCTAGATTAAAAACCGAAGTTAAGCCATCGGCCTTGGGTCTTGATTTCATTAAATCCTTAAATCCTGTCAGTTATAAGTGGATTGTCGGGGGAAATCAGATTGAATTAGATTCTACCGGAAATCCAATAATTGAATCGACTGATCAAAATGGAAAGCCAGTTTACAAAACAACCACTTTGCCAGGAAAACGCACTCATTACGGACTAATTGCTCAAGAAGTTAAATCCGCACTTGATAAGGCTAATGTTGGAGATTTTGCTGGTTGGGTTCAAGATGATTTAACAAAATCCGATTCTTATCAATCTATTTCTTACGAGCAATTTATTTCACCATTGATTAAAGCAGTTCAAGAATTATCCGCACAAGTTACTGAATTAAAGGGGAAAATAAATGGATAACATTCAAATTGATGCGGCAGAGTTAATTAAGGCTCTCGGCGAACACATAGCAAATTTAACGCAGGAGAATTTAACTTTGAAACTTTATATTGGTAAAATAGGCTCTGGGGGCAATAAACCTCAAGAGTAAGGAAAAACTAAATAACACTCAACGACTGGTCCAACTGGGCGAACATCTTTTATGGGTTCACCTTCACCGCAGGAGCAATCGGGGGAGTCCTTTGGTGGATATTCCATCGGGTAATCATCCACATAATTGCTGGAACACTTCGCAAAAACAAGAAATTATCCCTTCACATCAAGGAAGGGGAATTGGATGTTTAAGCGTAAATATGTTCATCCAGATACCGGAGATAGCCTAACTTTTAGCGAGCAAGTTTCGTGGAAAGTTCAAGGCATCATCCGAAACTGGTATTTCATCATTCTTTGGTCTGCCCTAAGCATCGCTTGGTGGATTAAACCTTCATGGTTCAAAGATTCTGCATCTTATGTTCATTGGCAGTTAGTTGCCAGCTTCATCGCTGTGGTCATTGAATTGATCGTCGGTATTTCGATGTTATCTCAAACAAAACGAGATGCTCAGATCCTTCGTGAAATTCGCAAATTGACCAGAGAAGAAGCCGATGACATTCAAATCATCATGGAGAGCATAGATGACGAAAGCCTATGAGCCAAAGCCAGGGGATTATGGCTGTGTCAAAACCAACGGATTGATGGGCAAGTTGATTCGACTTGCAACCCTCAGCCGTTGGAACCACGCTTTTATTTATATTGGCCAAGGCAAGATCATCGAAGCCAATCCTCGTGGAGTTGAAATCAGCCTAATTTCAAAGTATCCACACATTGCTTGGAATCGTCACGAGAAGATCAACGACATTCAGCGTGAAGGAATTATCTGGAAGGCTCATCAAATCATCGGTAAGCCTTACGGATTTTTCCTAATCATTGATTTGACGCTTCGAATTCTCGGGTTGAAAATTTTGGCAAATACTAAATTCATGAAATATCTGTCAACCAAAAATGGTTATATCTGCTCAGAATTGGTTGCTGAATGTTATAGTCATGTCCAACATCCACTATTCGAGAAGCCAGATTATTTGGTGACTCCAGGCGATTTGGCTGAAAGGTTGATCTACCAGTGACCAGCGGTCTCGACATTGTCAACATTGCTCAAAAGCAAATCGGTTTTATTGAAGGCCCAAACAACGAAAATCCTTATGGCGCTTGGTATGGAATTCCAAATCAAAGTTATTGTGCGATGTTCGTCTCATGGGTTTCGCCCAAGCAAATGTCTCGGCTCTGGTATCTGCTCAAACTCAAAAAGGGTTTAGTTACTGCCCAGATGGATTGTCTTGGTTTCAAAAACAAGGTTGCGTCGTAAACATCAAAGATGCGAGAACCGGTGATTTGGTTTTCTATTCTTTCAGCAATAATGGCATTGCAGACCATGTCGGGATCATTGAAAATGCTTCAACCGCCGGAATTACTACGATCGAAGGCAATACTTCGCCGGATCACGCAACCGGAGATCAAGCTAATGGCATTGGGGTATTTCGCCGTCATCGGCCTTACCTTAATGTCATGGCGATCGTTCGTCCTAAATATCCAAACCCAGTCAGACCTGCTACCAACGCAACCCAAAACAAGGGTTTAGCTGCTGGAGTTGCAGGGGTGACTGCTTTGGGTGGTGGCAGTGCAGCAGTTCTAACAAACTCAAGCACACCAGCAACCACCAAACCACCAACCGTAATCGTTGCACCGCCATTTCCTGGCACATCGGCTTTCAAAATTGGAGCCAAAGGTAATGCCGAATTGATCGTTGCAAGAGCTTTGGCAAATGCCGGATTATTACCAACAAATTTGATCAACGATGTTTTAACAGCTGAAGAATTGGCTTTGGTCCCTGTCTACCAAGCAAAATATCCTGGACTCAAAGGTCACAAAGGAATTGATGCTTTCACTTATACCTCGATGGTGGCAAAGGCTGGCTCCTAATGTTTAAGCTTCACTACAAAGATCCGAAAGCAGTTGCACTTGGGAGTGTCGCTGGATTAACTGTCTGGAAAGCGTCAAACTTTGCTATCGATCCAAGTCATATCAGTGAAGTAGTATTAGCGGCATTAACAGGGGTCTCGGCTCCAAAGCAAGAATCGGGACGTGCAGACATCGAGCAGGAATCACATATCGTCACACCTTACGTCAACAATATGGAGAGCGAAGAATGAAACTATCAACAAAGCAATCTGATCTGATTAAGTCATATTGGCACGCATTTATTGCAGTTGAAACTGCTTTTGTTATCCAATATGGAAAAAATTACATTGCAAGCCCACACGCAAAATTTAACTTGGCATCTTTTGCTTACTCAGCACTTGGAGCAGTTGCAGCACCTGCGACTCGAGTCCTGGTTGCAAAGTATCCATTCTTCAGCCCATTGGCCTTGCGTATCACCACAAAGATCGCAAAGGGAGAATCAACTCCAACGCCAACTAAGCCGGTTGCATAACACATCAAATGTCGCTTAAAAATGCCATTGAGGATCTGTTAAAGAATCCACCGCTTCAGCAGGGTTATATCTGCAAGATAGCGAAGATTCTTGGCGATCTTAGTCCAGAGGATGCCAAAGCTTTATCAAATCTTTTAGATAATCAAGAGATTTCATCGGCGGCAATCGCTCGACTATTGACTCAGCATAATTATGACGTGAAATCAGCTTCTATTGGCAAGCACCGAAAACGTGGCCAAGGCAACGGTTGTCGCTGCAAAAAATAGAAAATGACACTTCGATCAGATATTAAACAATTACTGAAGAAGTCAAGCAAGGAGTCGAAGTCAGCGACCCGAATTTCCTTTCCTCAAACGACTAGGCTTCGGGTCCTAGCATCTTCAAACTTTATCTGCCAACATTGTGGAGCTGATCTTTTCAAGGTCGAACCACACATTGACCACATCGTCCCCATCTCTAAAGGTGGCAGCAACGATGAGTCAAATCTTCAAGCCTTATGCGCCGACTGTAATTTGGCCAAAGGTAATCAAGACGATCAGGGGGCAAAAATGGCAAGACGCAAAGAAATTCTCGATGAAGCCAATCGCTTAACTCATGGCGATCGAGACAAAAACTATGGCACGCCTAAGACCAATCATGAACGCATTGCGGCTCTCTGGAGCATCGTTTTGGAGCATCCAGTAACACCGGCACAAGTTGCCCTCTGTATGGCTCAGGTCAAAGTTGCCCGCTTAATTCAAACTCCTAACCACCTCGACAGCTTCATCGACGGTGCTGCTTACCTCGCAATCAGCGGAGAATTGGCCACAGAGCCCGAATAATCTTCCCGAATGATGCACAAGCCCTCAACGCCACCTCGCCGGCGTTGGGGGCTTTTCAGCATTTTTTGGGTAAGACACGCCGATGGTCGGTTATTGCATAGGTTCTGAATTCGTGAGACCGTTATCCCACGCCCAAATCGGGTGCATCGAAGACAGGGGACGGAAATGGTTATTTATACGATCATCATCCTAATCATATTGGCGGCGACTGCATTTATCGTCAAGTTTCAAATGCCAGACGAAATTGACATCCAAATCGCCAACGCCATGCAATACGAAAAAAACCAAAAGAGACTCGAGGAGATTCTTAAGGGGGGAAAGAAATGACCCCGAAGATTGGAGATCAGATAGTCCTATCCTTCACCGGAACAGTCACCGAAATCTTTACCTCACCAGGTAACGTGGACATCGTTCAGGTAATGACAGATCAGGGAATCCAGCACACGTTTTGGCCAGCTGAAGAATCTTCAGTGACCATTTCGGTCCTAGAGAAAGCAGAGAAAAAATAATGATCATCAAGTTAATAGATTATCAATTCGTAGGATGGTTGATGGTAGTTGCATCACTTTTCTTTTACATCGGCGGCTATTATGAATATGCACGCCGTATGGGAACCTTTGAATCCCGCCAAGAGCTTGCACAGCTTCGTCGCGAGTTAGAACAATCTCGTGAGATGCTCTACAACCTCACCCATCATGCAGCCTTTTCTCAACCTCGAGCAGCCGTCACTGCTCAACCACGTCGGCTAACTTCGGTCAAGGACTAAATGTCTAAAGCCAAGGCCAAAGGCACAGCTGCGGAGTCAGCGCTAGTGAAATTCCTGGTCAAACATGGATTTCCTGGCGCTGAACGCCGAGCGCTAACTGGTGAATTCGATCAAGGCGACATCACCGGCACACCTTGCCTTGCGTGGGAAGTTAAGAATCACCGCACCTACAAATTCCCCGAGTGGATCAAAGAGGCACAGGTTGAAGCTGTAAATGCTAAAGCCGACCTTGGGATCCTAGTTGTAAAACCTAATGGAATCGGGTTAACTCATCCCGAAAAGTTCTGGGCCGTTCTCACAGTCGAGGACATGGTCCACCTACTCAGAGAAGCAGGATACGGCGACAGGAATGATGAATGAAATCTTTAACTATAAAGTGCCAGAATTTGAAAATCCACTTTGCGCCGAAACAGGATTTGGGGATTTATTCTTTCCCGAAACTAGAAGTGAGAACCGGATTTTTACGCCACAAGCTAAGAAGATCTGCCAAGCCTGTAGTCACCGAATTGAATGTCTCCAGTTCGCAATCGACGAAAACATTCACGATGGGATCTGGGGCGGTTTATCAAGTCATGACCGGATCAAGTTCATTCCGCGCACTGGTAGTGGTAAAGCCAGCTCCGACAGGGGCGAAAGAGCTAACAAATATCGGGAACAAGGATTTTCTTATGAATGGATTGCCAGTCGCTTAGAGATGAGTCCAGGGGCAGTTCAGCAGGCAGTTTCAAGATACAGAAAAAAGATGATCGACGAGGCACTAGGAGTTTAGGAGTTTTTTTATATGAATTACGACGAATTATTAGACAAATTAACACCTTCTTTAACTCATACGGTTTATTTTGAATTTGGCGCCATACCAATACTTAATGCTCTTCCTGCAGTAGTGGAATTGCATAAGCCTAATTCAATGGGGGATTGTAATGCTTGCGAACAATGGACAAATGAGGGTCCTTATCAAATTGCCTATCCCTGCCCAACTATTCAGGCTATTGAAAAGGAGTTGCAATGACACACGATGAATTGCTGGCAAAGTTAAGTAATCCCATTAATGAAGGCTACGAATTTTGCGATATTAAATATATGAAAGAACTTCGTGCAGTAGTGAAATTGCATAAGCCTAAAACATTTATTGGAGAAATTCCTTTGCCTAAAAAATTAAGTATTGTTAAATGCGAAGGTTGCAAAGAACATTATCCCTGCCCCACTATTCAAGCCATAGAGAAGGAATTGAGATGACTCACGATGAATTACTTCAAGAGATAGATGCGATTATTTTCATTGGTTATGCAGAGAGCGGATTTTCTGAATATGCGGCTAATGGAACTAGAGCGGAGAAGGCTCTTCGTGCAGTAGCGGAATTGCATAAGCCATATTATTCAAATTTTGTAGATGAAAGTTTGTATAGTGATGATGGTGGACTTTGTTTTGGTTGTATGAACTCGACAGGTGATGAACCCCCTGCTTGGAAAGATTGCCCAACTATTCAAGCCATTGAGAAGGAGTTGAAATGACCCACGATGAATTATTAGCAGAAATTGTTGAATTGCTATCTGCAACTACAACTTATCCAATAGAAACAGAAGGTGGAACTTTTGAATTTATTCCACAATTTATTGCTATTGCTTTAGTTAAAAAGGCTTTTGAGAAGGTGTTAGAATGAAAGAAAAGAGGTGGGCAGATGGTAACTTGGGGTAAATTCCTAACTCGAACGTTGGTGACGATTCTGATCGGGATCAACGTCGTTTTCGTGATGAATCACATCCATTCTCCACTGGTAGTGACAAAGCAGGTAGCGATGACTAATGCCACCGCGTATCAAGTCGCTGCCGAATTACTTGATCAAAATTCTTACAAGTGTTTAGTCAAAGTAATCAACATCGAATCTCATGGAAATCCTTACGCCAAATCTCCAACTTCATCGGCTAAAGGTGTCGGTCAACTTTTAGCATCGACTTATCGAAATCTTGGCTTAAGACACAGCAACGATCCAAAAGCGCAGGTCGTCGCGATGCTTGCCTACATCTCAGAGCGCTATGGCAGTGGTGGCGCTTGCGCTGCACTTAAACACGAAAGACAACACAATTTCTTCTAAGGGGGAGAATATGCACGAATTGAATGAAGCTCTCGAGTTGCCGGCATCGGTTGCTGGTTGGCTTGCTGAATATAACCAAATCAAAGCCGAGATCAAGATGCTGACTGAGAAGGCAGACATCGCTCGGGCTCACGTTGAATTGGCTTTAGGCGATAGCACTATGGCCACCGTCAACGGAGTTCCGGTTCTGAAATATGATTATGTCGAGTCAAATCGCCTGGATCAAAAGAAGGTCAAGAATTTCCTCACCGAGGAAGCTCTCGAACAGTGCATGACGGTGCAGGTTGCTAGAGTGTTCAGACCTATAAGTCAGGATGATATGTGAAGAAGTTCAACAGCGTTGCCGAGTTGCAACATTTTATCTGTTCAAGTTTTTGCAATCCGGAAGCTAATGAACATTCAACAGTCGGACATCATAAGTGGAAAGATCATGCCAGTTTTCGACT